AAGTTATTTGCAGCTTGCACACATAGACATCTTTCAGATAGGAAGTGTACTTCCATTGCATCAAGATCAGATGTAGCAGCTCCTCCTACAGAACCTGTAATCCAAGATTTCATTTTTCTGTCGTCAGCTTGTGAAGCTCTATAACGTACATGTAAAAATGGTCTTCTGATGTTAGATCCTAATACTTGGTCATAAACCGTTGAAGTACCAGCTGGAATAAGAACACCATCAATATCATCCATACCACCACGTGTAGAGATGTCATTTAAGTATTTCCAGTCAGTCTTATAGAAATCATAAGATCCTCTTCTGAATCCAGTGAACCCTAAGTTCAATGCCATTTCAGATGAATTTTCAAATAATCCATAAGCAGTTCCTCCATCAGCTCCTGAAGATAATCCAGCAAGCATATCATCAAACTCAAGATTCGTGTCTCTATCTAAGAACAACATGTTCTCTTCAATAGCTCCTTGAGTATCTAATTGCTTAAGGATAGTATCAAATTCACTAAGTCCTCCCGCATAATTGGTATATACATTACCTCTATCTTCGATAGCTGCAAATAAACCTTCAGTACCTTTTCCGTTAATAGTAGCACTAAATCCAGGCACGTTAGCTTGGTTAGTTGCAAAACCACCAGCTGCTGCTGCTAATTCTCCTTCTACTACAGACATTTCTAAATAGTCCTCAAAACGTAATCTAGTTTCTCCTTCAGCTTTTAAATACCATAAGTATCCAGACTGTCCGCCTTCTGTAGCAACTTCAACCCATCCAATCTGAGCAGTGTCAGAACCAGAGATAGCATATTTATCTTTGATTATAATTGGTGAATTAGAAAATTGTGTAAAATCTGGAGTAATGTTAGCCGTAGACCCTACTGTACCTTTAGCAAATTCAGAACCGTATACAAATACGTTAAGTCCTGTTGCTCCTAATCCAGAAAGATCAGCGGCTTGGTAAGGATATACAACTGCAGTTGTATTAGTTACAGAACCTACAATAGCTTTTATTGTTTTTGGTGATCCACCTACTGTGGTGTTGTCTCCAATAACTAAAGTCATGTTTGGTACAATAACGTGTCCTGCTGGTAATGTTAACGTAGTCGCTTGATCACTAGCAACGCCAGTGTAAGATACGTGTAATCTATTTTGCTCAGACCAAATTACTTGATCAGATTGTAATGGCATTTCAGCTCCTACCATTCTTAAGAATCCAGAGATAGTACGATTTCCGTATCTTTCTATTTCTGCTTCATAAACTTCTGGTAAATACTGTTGTGCAAAGTCATTTCCTGACCCATCTGCAAAATTTAAATAGTTTGTGCTTAAAGCTTGTTGCTTTTGAGCTGGTAATAAAGATGCTGGAAAAGCACCTCCTGTTACAAATTCTCCCATAATGAAAATTATTTAATGTTTAGTTTTTTCGTTTAATTTTTAATTTTGAAGAGCTAACGCCATTAATAGCTTTTACTTTTATCCCATTAACAAAAACGCTGTTAGGTGCTGATTGACGTATATCATTTGAAATATTATTAGATTTCGCTGTGATATTACGTACTGCATCTGCTTTACCTTGTTCGTAAAAGTGATGGGCAATAGTATCTGCATTACTAGCAGCAAATATAGCTTTATGATATTGAGAGTAATTTTTAACGTTTCCTTTGTCGTCTAGAAACTTTCCAACGACGTCTTTTAAATCACTCTGCGCATTCATAACTGAACTAGGATCCTTCACTCCATACCTAAATCTTTTATCTCCCACACTGAAATCAAAACCTTTGAAATCATCTGTGAAATATTGTTTAGTTTTGGATACAAAGTTATCTCTAGTAGCTTGATTCACTTTAGCTTCTTCTTGGTATCTATTGAAAAAATCCACTGCTTTCTTCTGCTCTTGAGTTACGCCGGGTCTCAACTTGATTTCGTCGTAGTATTTACTCTTTAAGCCTTCTAGAAAGTTTTTGGCTTTTGCAATCTCTTCTTTATACGCAATTTTCTTTTTGCGTACATCCCTTTCTTCATCTAATTCTTCGTCATATGAAAAATCTTCTAATAAAAGGTTAATATCTTCGCCTTCTAAATAAGGCTTTGTGTTTTTATAATATTCACGTAGTAATGCACCATTATCTATACTTGAATAATCTGCATTAAGACGAACATAATCCTGCAATGTTCCACCTGTATCATTCATAAAGTCAACAACTTTTTGAATATTTTCAGGTAAATTAATTCCAGCCTCCTGTTCAACTACGGCCTGAGTTACTTGTTCTTGCAACTCTTCAGCTTGAACCTGCTCTTCTTCCGTTATTTCTTGCAGTATCCCGTCATTCGCTTCTGGAGCGGCGATCCGTACTTCTTCAACCACTTTTTGGCTGTTGCTACTGTCTTCGGATTGTCCGACAGTATCATTGCTTGCATCTGCGCTTTGTTCTTGAACGGCATCTTTTTCTTCTTTTGGTTGTTCGTCAATTACCACTTTAGTAATATCTTGTTCTGCTTTTGCTGGCTGTGATAAGTCAACTTTAAGAACTTCGTCTTTACTGGTTAGTTTTTTTGGTGTTTTTCTTTTTTTAATTTTAAATTCACCTTCTTGTTTTACTTCTGACATAATATAATATAATTAAATAGTTAAAAATTTATTTTATTTTGGATCAAATTGTTCTAAACCAAAACCTCCTAGAACATCCATACCAGATGATTCAAAGTTTTTAGGTGGAGAATTGTTTTGACGCTGATTAATCAACTCGCTTTGTTGAGATGCTACTAACTTAGCTCTATCATCTTTACGATTTTCTTTATTGTTTTCTTTTCCAGTTTGAGCTTCGGATTGCATTCTTGCTAATTGCATGTTATAATCAAACTCTGTACCCATTAGCTGCTTTTTAATATTAGCTTCCTGTTGTAATTTCTGTATGCCAAATTGCATTTTAGCTTGCTCTAATTGTATTTTTTGTTCTGTTAAAACTTGTTGCTTTTGCGTTTCTGCTAAAGCTGTTTGTTGTGCAAGTTGAGAATTTGCTTGTGCTTGTGCAGCTATATTAGCTTGTTGAGCTTCTTGATCTCTTTTAGCTTTTTGCTGTTGTCTAACTTTTAAAAACTCATTTGCTGTTTTGATGTTAGATATATTTCTAATATCTATAGCGTCATCTAAGCCAATCAAACCTGCTGACAATGCTGTTTGTATGTTGTTTTCTAACATAGCTTTTTCTTCAACATCCGGCATTAAATCTAAGAATATACCGAAGTCATGTATCTGTAATGCGGTTAATTCTTCTAACGTGCCTACGTTGTATGAGCTTATGGATTGTTTTAAAGCATTTGCTGTTAATGGGTAAGCCAAAGAATCCGATATTCTTAAAGCTATATTTTCACAAGTAGATAACGTTATATACAACTGAGCTTGTAATATATGTCTTGTAGCTGTATTAGAATTAGCTGCTGCAATTTTTTGTAAACCTACTAAAGCATTTTTGTCAGGAGTACTTCCATCACGAGCTTCATTCAATCCCGTTACATCGCGTATCATTTGTAAATAATACTGATACGTTTGTATTAAGGCTGAAAGTTTTGCCATACCGTTTGAAGTCTGTAACTCCTGTATTGGCACTTTACCTCTATTAATATCTCCGTCTTGTGTTAAGGATCTACCAACTATACTACCAGTTTGAAAGTACATGTTTAACGCTTCTGCCGCATTATAGTTTGTACCATTACCTAAATCAACCTCAGCTAATCCGTCTACATCAACATATACTCCATCGGGAACCATACGTGACATAACTTGCTGCATTTTTAAATGCGTTAATTGGATCATGTCGGCAAAGCCTGTAATTCTATTGACTAATGAATCTATTCTACCTTTGTACATTCTTGGTGCACATATTGAATAATTCATTTTTACTTTAGTAGTATCTGCAAATGGCCTAGTCATATTTTCGGCTAGCCCCCATTTTAACATTTTATTTTGACCTAATATTTTGGCTCCACTAAATAGAACCTCTATTGTTCTACCTACTCTTTCAAAGTTGTCATTAGCGGGTGGATTGAATGTATCTGTTTTTTCCAACGCCTTCTCTAGCCCAGCGTCAGTCTTTTTTATTTTAAAAACTTGATCATTATATGTCTTATATTCAAAAAATAAAACATTAATTTGATCACCAGTATTATCCCCTATATAGTTTCTTATGTAGTTTCCAGGTGAATTACCAAATTTCTGTATCTCATCTAGTTCTTCGTTTGATAAATAAGGAAATTGCTTTTTTACTTCCGAAAGAGATATTGTTTTAACTTCACCAACATAATATAAATCTTGAAAATTAGGATCTTCTGTATAAGAATATACTAAACTAGATGGATCAACATACTCTACTTTAACACCTTCTGATAAATTAAAGTTTGTTTTTGTTGCGCCAATACCAAGAACAGTTAAATCATAAAGAACTCTTTTTCTAGATTCATCATACTTGTTTTTATTAAGTACAAAATCTATAGCCTGCTCTTCAGCTATTTCAACAGATTCTTTAAATTCAAGTTGCATTTTTAACGACAACTCATTCATGTCATTAGGTAACTTCTCTTTATCAGTGGAATACAAATTCACCCCTAAGGTAGTCTCAACGTTGTCTAGAAACTCCCTTGCCATCATATCACGCTGAATGCGCTCAACATAATCGGTTCTTTTCTTTAAAGATTCAGGGTCTTGAGCAAAAGCTTTAATTTCATATGATCTTTGCGACATACCGTTAACTACAATGTCTACAAACTTTGCTATTACTGGTATAGGTTTCCAATCTAAATTTAAATAAGATAAGTCACCGTTTATAGCTAACTCGTCTTTATATTTTTGTATGGACTGTTCACCTCTAGCATATAGCCTTAATTTATGAAAGTTTTGATAGTTAGCCATGAATCTATCTCCTCCCGATTGTCCATTTCTAAACCATTCGTTTTCGATAGCTCTACCCACAGCTTCTCCATATTCTAAGCTTAGCTTTTCTGCAGCAGGTACCACCTGATCAGGAAATGAACTATTGTAGTTAGTATATACCATTTATATTATTTTTGAACTATGTCCTTTATTATTATACTTTTTAAAATTCAAAGTATGTGATGTTATTACTCTTTCAGCCCTTGGACTGTATTTGTTTTTATTGCACGCCATTATAGCTAAACCAGAACTAATAGAGGCATCAAACTTAGTTCTATTATTTATATTAAATTTACCCCAGTCTTCTAATGTTTTTTGAAAATATAATGAACCATAAGAACCATCTGACAGTAAACCTACGTGATCTTCTATATAACTTTCTATAGCTGCTGCGTGAGCTTGCTTTATATCTTCGCTTGAGTTAGGCATACCACCTATTTCTCTTTCTGTAACCGAAAGCTTATTTAAAAGTTTATCAGGCCTATTCATTGAAAATCCTCTGTAACCTCTACGTTTAAAATAATATAAAAGTCTTGGTTTATTGTTTTCTGCTAATATAGGCATTCCGTAAAATATACAAGCCATTAAAACATCTTCAAAAAATATGTCCGCCGTTTGTGGTCTAGATATGTATTCTAAAAAAAATGAATTTGCTGGAGCATCTTCCATGCTAAATTTGGTTAACCCATGCAAAGCACCTTTAGAGCCTTTACCGTCTGTTGTTCCTGATATATCATATGAGTCACAACCAAATGCTCCCATATGTTCATTACCTGGAAACTTAATACCATTCTTTAATATTACACGGTTTTGTTGGTTTTTATTAGGTATCCAAGATATTAAAAATCTACCATCTTTATTAGG